TGTCGTCGTTCGCGTCCAGGATGAATCCATCCGGCGTGGCAACGCGCAGCCACTTGTCCCCGAACACAAGGCAATACGCCTGTTCCTGGCTGAAAACGAACGGGATCAGCACGGCTTCGCCAGGCAGGGCGTCCAGCAGCTCAAAGCCTGGGCGCTTCACAGCGCCGCCATGAGCCTGGACAAGAAAATTCGTGAGGGTGCGGCATCCCTTGTTGTACTTGCTCAAGTCAACGCGGGCCGAAAGGCTGGGGGCCAATTCTCCGGCGGTGAAGTCGCCTTGCAGTACGGAACCAGGCATCGGCTATCTCCTTTCCGACATAGGCTCATACAGGCCGAAACGTGCGGCCTTCCACGGCGAAAGGGCAGCATGCGGATTCTGCGCCGCGCAGTCCCGCGCTATTGCCGTGGACAGGGAAAGTTCATAGTTCTGCGCACAGAATTGCTGCTTGCGCATGTCGTTCAGCTTGGCCGTCGCCAGCTCCGCAGCCAGGCCCCAGGCCAGGGCGTCGGCAAAGGTAGGGGGCCAGCGCAGGGGATCGTTGACACGCGCCACATAAAGCAGGCTTGCCGTATCTTCCTGGGTGCGCAGCAGTTCCCCTTCAATCACATAGGCAGGGGAACGATTGATGCCAGCGCTTCCATCCAGGCGGACAACGCGGATGCAATCGGCAGGCATGGCGTAGGCGTGGGGATATTCCGTATTCTCTACGGCGTCGGCCACTTCGGCCAGGGCAACGCGCCGCAGCGCAAACGTCCAATCGTGCGCGGTCAGCGTCGTGTCCAGAACGTGCTTGAACAGGTTGGTGCAGAGGACGCCCAGCGTATCCGTTTCCAGAGGTGAAATACGTTCGTCAAGCTGTTCGCCGCCCAGCCGGGCAAGCGCGGTATTGAAAAGCAACACGGTTGATTGCATGGCGTTCCTCCTGGTCAGCGGGGAGAGGGGCCAAGCAATACCCCCCTCCCCTTGGCGTTTAGGACTTGATGATGGTTTCCGCCTGCTGCACATCCAGGACGAGGCCGCCCGTGATCGTGCCACCGGCAGGGGGCGTCACGCCGGAGCCGGAGGGGCAGGAATAGTTCAGGCCCGCATAGCGTTTCATGCCATGCGGCAGACGAGCGGCGACGAGCTGCCCGCCGCCGACAAGGGCCGCGGAAGTGACGGGATATTTCGCCACGGTGACAGCCGAGGTCAGCGCCCCGGAGGTCAGTTCGTCGGAGGTCTGCAATTCGACGGTGATGCCAGCGGAGGGGCCAGCGGAGAAGTTTTTCGCCGTAACCACGAGCGAGGCTTCTTCGGAGGGGCCGTGATCGCCTGCGCCCAGGTCAACCACATCAGTGCTGGCAACCGTGGAGGTCACGGCCTGCTCATACGAAAACATGTTCTGCTTATCGAGGATCATGTGTTTTACTCCTATGTGTAGGCCAAGGCCGGACGATCAGCCCGGCCCAGGCGTTCGGTTTAGGAAATGGTGGATTCCGTGCAGGTGATGCCGTCGCAGCGCTTCACGGGGATGCCGTCGAAGGTGAGGACCTTCTTGCCTTCCACAGTCTCCGGGGTGAGCTGGACGTTGCTCTTGTTCGTCTTGGCGAGGCGCAGGCGCGTTCTGGTAGAGCGGTTCATGTACCAGACGGGGCGGCCAAGATGTTCGTCGGGCAGCAGTTCGCTGGCCTGGATCATGTATTTGATCAGGTTGTCGTCGGTGATGGTGGACAGCTTGATGTTGGCGATACGCACGATGTAGCGCCAATCACGCACCACCAGGCCAATGTCCCACTTGTAATGGGTGCGATAGCCCTGATACTGGCCGGTCGAACCGTTGGCCAGGGTGGTTTGCAGGGTCACTTCGCCCAGGTCGGTGTGCTGGAAGCCGGCCTTGCTGCCCTTCGGATAGATGCCGAAAACGGTGTTCGCGCCCCAGGCGGTCAGCCAGATAGAGGTCAGATCGTCGCCGGAGCCGCCCGCGTTGATGACGTTTTCAGCCGTGGCAGCCTTGGTCTTGTCCAGGGTGGCGAAGCGAGGGGCAAGGCCAAGGAAGCGTTCGGGATTCTTGGCGGTGTCGCCATAGAACAGGGTGGAAGCCATTTCCTTGTTCATGGCCTGGAGGAAGGCCTGATCTTCGGAAAGGCGGAAAGCGGCGGTGTTGTTGTTGAGATCAGCCAGCGCCTTATCGACTTCGGCGTAGGCTTCGAGCATGCCGCAGGTGTCCGTGATCTGCTGGGTCTGGCTCTTGGACTGCGGCACGCCATAGTTGAGCAGACGCCAGGCGACTTCGGGAAGGCCCGTGCGGATGGTGGTTTTGTGTCCCGTGGGAAGGTTGCCTTCCTGGAACAGCATGTCGTCCAAAACTTCGTTGGTTTCGGACAGGAGTTCAACGATCTTGTCAATCTTGCCGTCTTTGTCGAGGCGCTTGGCAATGTCGCCCAGCGTCGCAACGGTGCTACCGATTAAAGCCATAATGGTTTCTCCTTTGATTTACTGGTTCATGTCCGGATAAAGTACCTCTGCTGCCGACTTGGCCTGCCCGGAATTTTCGCCGCGGAATCCCGGTTCAGCCAAGGCCTTGCCCACCTTCGCCATGAAATCCCACATCTTCGGATGGCTGCCCAAGTTCGTTTGATCGAGCAGGTCATAAAGGTCCTGATCGCCAAACTTCCGCAGGGCTGCCTGTATGTGGCCTTGTTCAGCCTGGAAAGCGGGCCGCTTCGTTATCTCCGCTTCCCAGCCCTTACGGGCCTCAAGCATGGCCTGTGTCTGCGCTTCCACCATGCGCTTGCCCACTTCGGCCATGCGGGCTTCATACATGCTGCCCAGCTTCTGCGCCTGCCCCTGGGTCAGCCCGATGTCTTTTGCCGTCTTGCGGAAGTCACCCAGCAAGTCGTCGTCCACCTTCGTTTGCGCCGCGAATTTCAGCTCATAGCCTTCGGGGCTGTCCGGCACTTTCGCGGAAGGATCGTCATTCTTGTTGCCGTCCTGTTCCTGCTTGCCGGCCTCCTGGCCTTCGGCCTGCCCGTCCTTTGCGTTGCGGGACATGAGGCTGCCGTTCTGCACGTCCCCGTCCGTCTGGACGTTGGCCTGCTGCTGTTCCCCAGCCTGGCTTTCTGTAGAATCCACGGAGGTGTCGGCGGTGTTCTGGCTGTCTTCACTCATGCGTTTGCTCCTTTGCGCCGCGCCTGTATTTAGGCGCGGTCAGATAGTGATCGCTGCGCAGGCGTTCAATGGCGTTGATCACCTGCTTTCCAGTGATGAAACGTGTGCATTCAAACTGGCGATCCGTGCCTTTGTGGCGCGGGCACCAGAAGTAATCGTGATGGTCAAAGGTCACGTCCATAGCATCCCAGCAGCCGTGGCAGACGTGGGTATTGTGGACGCGGTACGAGGTGAAAAACTCGCAGGTCGGCAGGCTGAATCCGCTGATCATGACAACGGGCGTGTCCGCAGCCCAGGCCAGCCAGGAAAGGCCGCTGCCCAGGCCGACAAAGAAATCCGCGTGATGCAGCATGGCAGCGCGTTCGGCAAGCGGACGGTTCCCCGTGAAGTCTTCCGCGCCGTGCGGGATGTGATTCCACGCCCAGCCATGCCCCCCGGTGCGTTCCCGGTCGATGCACAAGACGCGGTAGCCCAGGCCTTTGAGGTGATCTATGACTTTTTCCCAGCCCGTAGGGTTATTCCATTGCTTCGCCTGGCTGGTACTCTGCACGGCTATGCAGACATAGGGTTCCTCTATTTCACGCGGCGGGTTCGGGGGCAGCAGCGGCGGGACCGCTTCCGGATCGACGCCGAGGATGTAGCCAACCGTAGGGGCAAGCCCCACCTGCCGGAAGTCGTAGGGCTGATAGTCCTGATCGCCACCGAAGAACAGGCCGATGCGGTAAGAGGCATACGGCGCAACCGAGCGCACCTTATCAGGCGTCGAAAGCCGAATGTCCGGATACTGCCCGCCCACGAGGTCAATGATGTTTTGCGCCATGGTGCATTCAAGATCGCAGCCATGCTTGCGCAGAAACTTCTCCGCATAGGGGAACCAGGCCAGCAGATCGCCCAGCGTGCCCACGGGAAACTTGAGAAGCACGGGCTTCCCGCGCAGGTCCATGAGATGATCAAGCAGCGGCGTTTCCAGGTTGGCCCTGTCCCAGACACGGATGCGGAACGGCACATAGTATTTCTTTTTGGAAAGCACCCAGCCGCTTTCCACATCACACGAAAAGAGGACGTTGCCGGATTCTTCGTCTTCAATCTGGACGTGCCATTCGCCTTTCGGCAAAAGAACACGCGCCCCGTCATTGAAGTCGAAGCGAATCCCCCGCGGCCCCACAAGCGTGGGCACTTCGGGTGCCGGCAACAGAAACGAATCACTCATGTTTCTTCCCCATGTTCACGGCATGGAAAGCCGCATAATCGTCTGCGCTTTCCCGCATCAGGGCCGCAAGCTGCCCCGGCGCTGCCCTTTCAATCTTCGCCGCAAGCCAAAGGCCCACGGCCCGCAGCCCTTCGTTGTATTCCGTGCTATGCGCGTCCTGTGCGTAGGACGGCCCCAGAGCGTTGGAAACGCCCAGGAGCAAGCGGAATACCCGGCGCGTGTTTTCGTTCGCCAGAGCGCCCAGGAAGTCCTGTTTTTCCTGGTCCTCATTTGGACTCACAAAGAAAAAGGTGACGCCTTGTTCCGCCTGGCTCATTACATGCCCCCGCGATCCTGCATGGCCTGCATGATTTCAGCCTGTTCTGCGTCCTGCGGCATGACGTTCTTGAGCGCCGCCGTTCCCTTCTGCGCAGCGTCCGCGCCTTGCTGCATAGCGGACAGCATTTGCATTTGCGCCTGCTGCTGCACGCGCTCCTGCCGCTTGGCCTCCAGCGCGTCGGCGGAAAGCACAAGGTTCGGAGGCGTCCCCAGGAGATCGGCGTATGTGTCCACAAGGGCGTCCAGGTTCAGCTTGTCGAGCGGGGCGGGATTGCCCGCAATCTGGGCAAGCTGGCCCGTCCTGGAAACGAGCTGATCCACCGCGGCCAGGCCTGCCTGCTTTTGCGCCTGGGCAAGTATGCTGATGAATTCCACCTTGATCGGCTGCCCTGCCAATTCGGGCGGCGGGAAGGCCACAAGGCCGGCGCGATCCATGATGCCGTACACGCGCTCAATGAGAGGTTGGAACAGTTCGGAACGCAGCCTGTCCAGAACAGGGCCGAGCATGAGCAGCTTTTCCCCGTTCCGTTCCGCCACTTCCGTGGCCGTCATGCTCTTGTTGGCCTCCGAGATCATCAGGAAAAGGTCATTGTGGAAGTGCTGCTGAATCTGCTGCCGCAGTCCCTCTTTCTCCGCAGCGAGGGCTGACAGGTTGGCCCGCGTCTGCACCAGGGGCCGCGCCACTTCCTGCCCTTGTGTCAGGGCGTTCGTGTAGTTTATGGCGCGG